TGCTCAGGGCGGAGGTCGTCGGCTGGCTCGAGGAGGTGAGCGTCGACCGCCGCTACGCCGACCGGCTCGCCGAGCTTGAGGCCGCCGAGGATCACGATGACGACGACCGCGACTGACGGCCGGCTTGCGTCCGCGCTGGCGCGCGCACGACGCCGGGCTCTGGCGCCGCCGCCGCTGCTGGCGGTCGATCAGTGGGCCGACCGCTACCGTCGCGTCCCCGCTGGCAAGGGCGCCTTCGCCGGGCCCTGGAGCACCGGCCGTTTCGAGATCGCACGCGGGCCGATGCGCGCGCTGACGGAGCCGGGCGTCCGGACGGTGGTCGTGATGGCGGCGACACAGACGCTCAAGACGTCCGTCGCCGAGTGCGCCGTGGGCTACTATGCCCACCTCGACCCGTGCCCGGTGCTTTTCGTCGAGCCGACCGAGGCCGACGCGCGCAAGCTCGCACGCGAGAAGATCAACCCGATGTTTCTCTCCAGCCCGGTCCTCCGCGAGCGGACGGAGGCGTGGGACGAGGATGAGCAGACGATCTTCGAGCGCCGCTTCACCGGCGGCCAGGTGCTGATGACGTTCGCGTCGAGCGACAACAACCTGTCGATGCTTCCCTGGAGGATCGTCGTCCTCGACGAGATCGACAAGATGACCAGCACCGCGATGGGCGCGGATCCCGTCGCGCTGGCGCTCGACCGCACGACGACCTTTGGCGACATGGGGAGGTCGATCCTCACGTGCTCGCCTGAGGTCGAGGGCGAATCGCGGATCGAATCGTGGTGGCTGGAGGGCGACCAGCGAAAGCCGTTCGTTTGCTGCCCGCACTGCGGAGAATGGCAGGTAATGGAGTGGGGCGGCCGGGACTCGCCGCACGGCGTGCGCTGGCGCCGCGGCGACGACGGCGAGCACGACCCGTCGACGGCGGGCTACGCCTGTCGCGGCTGCGGTGCGCTTTGGACCGAGGCCGAGCGGCGACGCGTGCTGCGCACCATCCAGTGGCGGCAGACGAGACGGTTCTCGTGCTGCGGCGAGGAGCAGGATCCCGAGCTGTGGGAGCTGCATCTGGAGGGCCGCGCCGAGCCGGTGATGTCCGATGAGTGGGACGGCCACCTTGAGCCGCACCAGCATTCTGTTGGCTACGCCTGCTGCCGACACTGCCGGCAGCGCGCCGTCCGCCGGCCCGTGGCGTCGTTCTGGGCAAGCAAGCTCTACAACCCCGTCCAGTCGATGGCGTCGATGGTCTCGGCCTGGCTGGGCGCGGCCGGCAATCCTGAAGCTCTGAAGGCGTTCTGGAACACGACGCTGGGCCTGCCGTGGCCCGGCGACGTGCAGCGCGCCGACGCCCACGATCTTGTCGTCCGCCGGGAAACATACGCCGCCGAGGTTCCGGCGCCCGTGCGCGTGCTCACCGCCGGCGTCGACACCCAGGACGACCGGCTGGAGTGCGAGACCGTCGGCTGGGGCCCGGGCAGCGAAAGCTGGAGCATCGATTACACCGTCCTGAACGGCGATCCTCAGCAGCCCGAGGTGTGGCGGAAGCTCGAAGACCTGCTGGCCCGCCGGTGGCAGCGCGAGGACGGCCGCGCGCTGGTCGTGCAGGCCGCTGCCGTCGACAGCGGCGGCCACGCTACCGAGCAGGTCTATGCGTTCAGCCGGCGGAACAGGAACCGTCGATGGTGGGCGGTGAAGGGCCTGAACGAGACTGCCGCGTCGCCTCAGCCGATCTGGCCGCGCCGGCCGACATACCGGACGCGCGGGTCCACCCCGCTCTATATGATCGGCACCCAGACGGCAAAAAGCACGCATATGGGGCGGCTGCGCATCGACCAGCCGGGGCCGGGCTACTGTCATTTCCCGGCCCGGCCGGAGTACGGCGCCGAGCATTTCGAGCAGCTTGCCGCCTACAGGCGGCAGCTCAAGCGCGGCGCCGGCGGCCGCACGTTCTCGGTCTGGGCGGACCCGCCTAAGGGTCGATGCGAGGCGGCGGACTGCCGTGTTTACGCGATCGCGGCGCTGGCTGGGCTCCAGCAGCTGGCTCCGGAGCTTCTCGATCGCGAGCTGGCCGTGAAGTCGCCGCCGCCGCCCGCCGCTGAAAATTCGTGCGACGACCAGTCGACGGCACCAAATCCCCGGAGCGAGCCGGTGAAACGACCGGCGCCACAAACTCGCTTCGGTGTGATCCGCAGGCCTTGACACTATCGACGACTGAACTCCGGCAGCACCTCGACGCTCTCGACCGCGCAATCGCGTCCGGGGTCACGCGCGTCCGCGCGCCCGACGGCAGCTTCACCGCCTACGCGTCTTTCGCCGAGATGCAGGCGCGCCGCGAGTGGCTGTTCGCGAGGCTCGCAGAGACCGAAGGCTCGACGTCGCGCGCCACGCGGCACGCCGTCGTCTCTACGCGAAAGGCGCTGCGATGACGGTGGGGCTCGCCGCGATGGCGCCGGCTGACCGCGAGCGGAGACGCGTTAAGGCCGGCAGCCGGCGCGTCCCGGCGGCGTCCGTTTCCGCCCCGATCGACCGCGGGCGCGCGCGGGTGCCGGCCGGCAGCCGGCAGGTCGCCACAGCGAGCGCGACGGCAACCACGCCCGTGTTCGAGGCCGGGCGCTTCGGCCGCTCGGTGCCTGGCGCGCTAACCGGCGGCCCGAACAGCAACCTGTCGGGGGTGGAAGCCGTCCGCCGCAACGTCCGCGAGCAGCTGCGGAACAACCCGCTCGCTTTCCGCGTCGTCGACAGCCTGCGCTCGAGCCTCGTCGGTTCCGGCTACAACCCGAATTCGCGGTGCGGCGACGCCGACACCGAGCGGCGGCTCGACGAGCTCTGGGCGGACTGGTCGGAGCACGCCGACGCCGCCGGCGCCCTCGACTTCGCCGGCCTTACCGCGCGCGCGGTGCACGCGCTGATCGCCGACGGCGAGGCTTTCGTGCGGCTGCGCCCGAGGCGCACCGGCGATCTGCCGGCCGGCATCCCGCCGGTGCAGCTCGAGCTGATCGAGGCCGATCAGGTGTCGACGGACACCTGGACGGCGCGCAACGGCAACCGGGTGGTGGCGGGCGTCGAGCGCGACGCCATCAGCCGGGTTGTGGCTTATCACGTGTGGAGCCGGCACCCGCGCCAGGCCGGCGCGTTCGGCGGCCACAACGAGATCGTCCGCGTGCCGGGGTCCGAGCTGCTTCACCTGTGGGACGCGACGCGCGCGCGGCCCGGCCAAGAGCGCGGCGACAGCGCGCTGGTTCGCGTCCTCGTCCGCCTCGGCAAGCTCGACGAATACGACGACGGCGAGCTCAGCCGGAAGAAGCTCGTGTCCGCTTTGACGCTCGTCGTGAAGAGCGCCGCGTCCGACGCGCTCCAGTCCATCCTCCCCGACGACGGCCTCGAGCAGTACCGCGAGGCGATCGCTCAGGCGGCGCTCACCGGCTCGCACGTCGCCGAGCTAGAGCACGGCTCGGTCGTGCGGCTCCTCCCCGACGAGGAGCTCCAGACTGTGGCGCCGGCCGAGGTAGGCGGCAGCTACGAGCCGTTCCTGCGCGCCCAGATGCGCGCGATTGCGTCGGGCGCGGGGCTGACCTACCCCCAGCTCTCGAACGACTGGAGCGGCATCTCCGACCGCGCGCTGCGGCTGATGCTGCAGGAGCACCGCCGCCAGCTCGAGCAGCTGCAGGGCGTGATCATCCATCAGCTCTGCCGGCCGGTGTGGCGCCGGGTCGTCGACGTCGCCGCGCTTCAGGGGCTGGTCTCGGCGCCGTCCGGCGTGCCGGTGGTGCGGCTGCATCGCGTCGACTGGTCCGCCGACCAGTGGCCTGACGTTCACCCGGTGCAGGACCGCCAGGGCGATCTGCTGGCGATTGGCGGCGGCCTCGAGTCGCGGCGATCGGTCGTCCGGCGCCGCGGCGGCAATATCGAACGTGTCGATCGGGAAAATTTTTCCGACAACGAGCGCGCCTCGACTCTAAATCTCAAGTACGAGCACGGCACCAACGCCGATGACAGCGACGAAGGATAGCAGAAACCCGCGATGTGGTTCGAGATCTACAGCTCTGGGCCGGTGATGGACGATGACGGCGACGGCCGTCTCGACGTGTGGCTGACCGATCATATCGGCGGATTCGGCGTCTCGGCGAAGAAGTTCGTCCAGGAACTGCGCGAGAAGGCCGCCGACGCCTCCGAGATGGTCGTCCACATCAACAGCCCGGGCGGCTCTGTCAGCGACGGCGTCGCCGTCTACAACGTCCTCCGTGAGCACAAGGCTCGCGTGGTCGTGCGGATCGAGGGTCTCGCGGCGAGCATCGCGTCGGTGATCGCGATGGCCGGCGACGAGGTGGTGATGCCCACGGGCTCAATGCTGATGGTCCACAATCCGTGGACGATCGCGCTCGGCGACCACCACGAGATGCGCCGCGCCGCCGAGGCGCTCGAGCAGATCGGCGAGTCCCTTGTGTCGGTCTACGAGCGGCGGACCGGCATGAGCCGCGACGAGCTCTCGCGGATGCTCGAGGCCGAAACGTGGCTGACGGCGGAGCGCGCCGTCGAGATGCGCTTCGCCGACCGCACCGACGCCACCCTCCCGGCGGCCTTCGCCGCCGCCGCCCGCAGTCAGGAAGCGAGGTCGATGATGAGCAGGATCCCGAACGCGATCGGCGCGGCCGATCCGAACCCGGAAAGCTCTGCGCCGACGGCGCAGCGCGCATCTCAGGCAGCGCGGGGTGAAGGTCCGACGGGCGGTTCCGCGGCCGCGCCGGCCGGCTCTGAAGCGAACGGCCAGCCTGCGCCGTCCGGGGAAAGCAGCGCGCCCGATGGCGGCGACCCGACGCCCGCTGCTGCTGCGGCAACCGCTCAGGATGCGGCCGCGATCGTCGAGGCCGCCAACGCCGCCGGCGTGCCCCACCTCGCGTCCCAGCTGCTCCGCGAGGGGCTCAACCTCGACCAGGCCAAGGCCCGGATCCAGAGCGCCTCCGAGGTCCGGGGGGTCGTCGATCGGGCTCGCGCGCTGAGCGTGCAGCTGACCGACGACGAGGTCCGCCGCGCCGAGGCCGCCGGCGACGCCGGCGCGCTCGGGCTGACGGTCCTCGAGCGCGCGGCCGCCGCGTCCGACGCCGCCGGTGTCGATCCGCGGCAGCCGGCGGAGAACCAGCAGCCGCCCCAGCAGATCGGAAGA